AATCGAGACCCGAAGCCTTGAGCACCTGCTCCATATCCTTGCACTCCTGCACGTCCTTACCGATTGCATGCCATGTTGTTGTTCTATCCACGTAAATTCTCTCTGTTCCTGCCATTGTTATTTCCTCCTTAAATTGATTATTTATAATTTGCTTCTTCCAACATTGTGAAATACCTGTCGTTTGCCTCAAGATATTCAATTTCCAGATTCTGTACTCTTGTTTTTTGCCAGGGATTTGTCGGATCCTTCTGCAATTTTGCAAATGCCTTGGTGTAGAGATCTTTCAGCGTTTTGTATTGAAGTTCCCAATATTTGAGTTCTTTTGTCATAATTATCTCTTTTCCGGGGCCTCTTACTTGAGGCCCAACTCCTTTGCTACCTTTGTTCCAAGTTCTGTGAATGCGAAATATTTGCTCACCCTGCCGTTCACGCGCTCTTTGCTCACGGAGATCAAGTTCTTTTCCTTCAATGTGCTTATCATTGCCCCAACTGCCATAGGGCTAAACTCGTCCGCTACGGTGTCGCAAAAGACATCGATCCAAAGTGTGCTATCCAGTCCGTTCTCATAGAAGTAATCCTCGGGCATCCTGCTGATGAATTTTACCTGCTTTGCCGTAAGAGTCACTCCGTTTCCTTCGTAGGCGATGTCCTTGCTCTTGCGGGGCTTAGCGGCCTTCTTATCCGTCTTCTTGTTGAAGTTCTGCTCGGTCTCGCGGTCCCTCTGGTCCTCGACTTCCTTGCGCTCCACGATTTCGTCCTCAATATCCCACTCGTCCTCAACATCACCCTGATCGTGCCCGATCTGAATATATTTATCGAATGCCTGTTCGAAAATGTGTTTCGCGATCCTCATCATGATGGGGTTCCCCTTCTTGTCAACTGCGCCAGTGCTCTTGTAGAAGTATCCCTTCTCTGTCTCCATGTAAATTGTTTCATCAATTGTGAATGATTTCTTCATTTCTTTCTCCTCCTATTGGAAAATGTTTGTTTGTCTTCTACAATTTTATTATAACACGGAAAAATACTCCTTGTCAAGTATTTGTTTTAAACCGTCTCCGTAAAGGACTTTGAATGTATTTTGAATTTACCAAGTCTTGAAAACATACCCGTCAACCATCCTTCCAGTTTTTACACTCTCACGGATCTTGTATAAGGAAATTCCAGTCTCTCTGGATGCCTCCCTAAATGATCCATACGTTACCCATTCATCTTGAAATTTGCCATATACTGTTTTTGACATCGCATTACCCGCACCACTTGGAACTTTATATCCTTCTGCATAAACATTATAACCGTACTTTGGATTGTTGGCTCTGTGTTTTACTATCAGTTCTGCTTCCATTGTATATGCATCATCGGCAGATAAATTCTCCGCCAATATTCTGTGAGAAAAAGCATTCCATCCAAATTTCTCAATATCAGCCCACATTAATTTATTACCTCTGTAGCCAAGTCCTCCTTTTTTAAATCTGGCTTTGGGAGTTAAACAAGTAACCCCAATATACCTCTTTCCGTTTTGCATGTTTGTGTGCATGTAAACGATGTAAGTTTCCGTTTTATTCATGGTAGTTCCTCCTTTTTTCTTTTTATTATAACACATATGGTTATTACAATAAAAGAACATTTACGAACATAACACATAGGGGTGTTATAATAAATACAACACGTTGCATTTTACAATACAACATACAACATAACATATGTAATGGCTCAGAGTTTAAGAAGGACGCGGGCTTTGAAGTGTTGTATAATTGCACAAAGGTATGCAATGTGTGTGTTGTATTGCGTTTCCCTTTAGGGAAATGCAATGCAATACAACATGCAACCCATACAACACAACATGCAACAAATTGATAAATCAGAAAGCCACTAATTTGACAGTGAACTTATTCTTGTGATAAAATAAAAGCGGAGGGATGAATTATGGCTTATAAAGAATTTCCAAATACTCCTGCCGGAAGAAAAGAAAGAATTGCTTTCTATGAATCAGAAAATGGAATTGCTTTAATTGGCGAGTGGCGCAGGCAGGGTATAAAAGTAGAAGATATAGCCAAAGAATATATTGGAATTTCTGTTGAAGCTTTTAGAAAGTGGAGGCTAAAAAATCGCGACATTCAAAAGGCTCTTGATGAAGCAATAGAAATTTGTAATGCTCATGTTGAAACCGCTTTGTATAAGAGAGCCTGCGGTTACGATTACACCGAGGAAACGCATGAATTGATTGAAGGTGAAATGCGGCTAACTAAGACAGTCACTAAACACGTGCCACCCGAAACCAAAGCGATTATGCAATGGCTTTATAATCATATGCCAAATAGATACCGGGCTGTGCAAGAACCTTTGGAGGCTACAGAGTATCAAGATACTGTTAAAGAAATTCTTGTAGCTATGAAAGAAGTTGCTGAATCTGGTGAAGATAGGCAAATTGAGATCAAAGATTCGACAACTTGATTTCTTTTTAAAAAGGAAAGTGTCTTTTCTTGTCTTTTTCTTCAATGGGCGGGTTTTCACCCGCCCGAATGTGCTTGAGCGCAAGAAAAAGGAAAGGAGACACTAAGAGAATATATGCAGAACCAATTTCAACTAACAACTAAACAAGCCGAATATATCAGGAATGCCCATCATAGGTGGAATATTGCCTGTGGTGCCGTAAGATCCGGTAAGTCTTATTGTCAAATTTCATACTGTATCCCAACAAGACTTATAGAGCGAAAGGGTCTTAGGGGGCTCCGGGTTATCCTCGGAGCCACCCGAGCCAATATAGAGCGGAATATCCTTCAGCCTATGCGGGACCTTTATGGGGATTCGGTTGCAACTCAGATTAATTCTCAAAATATTACTAAAATTCTCGGAGAAAAAGTATACTGTATTGGAGCTGACAATATAAGACAAGTATCGAAAATTCGAGGGTCCGAAATTGCCTATGTTGCTATTGATGAGGCTACGGATATTAATGAAGAAGTTTTCGAAATGCTTAAGTCTCGTCTGTCACTCCCTTGGTCTTGCTGTGATGCCACAACAAATCCGTCAAGCCCCAATCATTGGTTTAAAGAGTTTCTTGATTCTGCTCAACAAGGGGTTGACATTTACTGTCAAGTTTACACCCTTTATGATAACCCATTTTTACCAGAAGAATACGTTCGTAATCTTGAGACTGAATATAGCGGTGTGTGGTATGATAGATATATTCTTGGGCTTTGGACACTCGCTGAAGGCTTAGTTTATCCAAATTTTACGGATGCAATGTATGAGAGTGAGTTTTCAAATATAGCAGAGAATTACATTGTTTCTCTTGATTATGGTACTTCAAATCCTTTTGCCGCTCTTCGGTGGGAACTTCGGAATGGTGTGTGGTACGCGCCAAATGAGCTTTACTATTCAGGACGAGATACGGGGATTCAAAAAACTGACAATGAGTACCTTTCAATGCTTGAAGATTTTTGTTCTGATGTGATTGAGTATAACGAACGAAATTTTCAAGAAAGTGCATGGGGCGAGAAATTTATTAAGAAAATTCCAGTAATTGTGGATCCATCCGCGGCTTCGTTTATTGCTTTACTACGACAATCAAAACACTTTAAACCAATCAATGCTGACAACGATGTAATTAATGGTATTCGAAATGTATCGTCTTGTATAAGCAGGGGCAAGATTAAAATTCATAAACGTTGTAAAAATTTTCAAAAGGAAGCGCAGTCCTACATTTGGGATGAATCTTTATCCGAGGACAAACCCGTTAAGGATAATGACCACTTAATGGACGCTATGAGGTATTTTGTAAACACAGAAAGGGTTGCTAAAATAACCACAAGTTATGATTCCCGGTTTTAGGAGGTATTAGAAAATGCTATACACTTATCAAGATTTTAAAAAAGAAAAAGACCTGCTCACAGGCATTTCAAACGCTATTACAAATCATGTAAATTCAGATCTTTATAAAACTGCTAAATCTGCAGACGCTTATGACCATCAACGTAACGAAACGATTTTGAACTATGTCAAAACAATTTTTACTATGACTGGAATTCCTGTCGAGGACTACACGGCATCTAATAACAAAATCACTTCAAATTTCTTTCATCGGCTAAATACACAGAGAAACACTTATCTTTTAGGTAACGGAGTTTCTTTTACTGAACACGTGGAAAATGGGGTTGACGAAGAGACGGGTAATCTAATTAAAATTGATACTACAAAGGAATTGCTTGGTAGGAAGTTTGACAAAGACATTTTAACTGCGGGATATAACGCTTTAATCCACGGTATAACTTTTGGATTTTGGAATTTAAACAGATTACATGTTTTTCCAGTTACTGAGTTTGTACCACTTTGGGATGAAGAAGACGGATCCTTGAAGGCAGGAATCAGGTTTTGGAGGATTGATCAAAACAAACCACTAATTGCTGTACTTTACGAGGAAGACGGTTATACAAAGTACAAATCGAAGGCAAATGTTGGAATTGATTTGGAGGAGACACAGCCTAAGAGGGCATATAAACTTAAAGTTGCATATTCACCCGAAGACGGGGAAGAAGTAATTGGGGAGGAAAACTACGGAATTCTTCCAATTGTTCCACTTTGGGGGTCCAAACTCAAGCAATCAACACTTGTCGGGATGAAGTATTCAATAGATTCATTTGATCTTATTCGTTCGGGCTTTGCAAATGACCTTACAGATTGCGCACAAATTTATTGGATCCTTGAAAATTGCAGTGGAATGGACGATGCAGAACTTGCAAAATTTCGAGATCGTCTTAAAATTAATCATATCGCTGTTGCAGACACAGAAAATTCAAGAGCCACACCTTATACGCAGGAGGTTCCGTATGCAGCACGTAAAGAATATCTTGATGAAATCCGGTCAGGAATTTATGAAGACTTCGGAGGTCTGGATGTACATGCTGTGGATGCCGCAAGTACAAATGATCATCTTGAGGCGGCATACCAACCACTTGATGAGGAAGCAGACGACTTTGAATTCCAAATTACTGAATTTATAGAACACATTCTGGCAATTATCGGAATTGAGGATACACCAACTTACAAAAGAAACCGAATTTCCAATCAAAAAGAGCAGACTGAAATGATTTTATCGGCTTCAGATTACCTTGACGAAGAAACAATTCTTAACAAACTTCCTTTCATTACTGTTGATGAAGTTGCAGGTATTTTAGCCCGTAAACTTGGAGAAGATCAGGAAAGTTTTGAACTGGAAGACGAAAACATTTCTGATGGTAGTGATGAAACACAGCAAGAATTCAATTGACTTTGACAGTCGTATTTAATATATGGATTACGGAGCAATTTATACCGAAAACCAAATAAAGAAACTTGAGCATGAAATCCACATTGTATATAATCAGGCTGAAATTGATATTAGACACAAAATGGAGGATTTCAATAAAAAGTATCGTGCCAAAGAAAAAATCTATGCTAAGGAATTGAGGGACGGTAAAATTACGCAGGAACAATTTGACAATTGGAAAAAAGGTCAAGTGTTTCAAGGCGAACAGTGGAAAGCCAAGCGTGAACAGATCCTTAACACTATGCACAATTCAAACAAAATTGCCGCGGATATTGTTAATGGTAAGATGAACAACGTGTTCATGGTTAACGCGAATTACGCAAATTACGATATTGAACATAAGGCAAAAGTTAACTTTGGATTTGGTATATATGATTCTGCAACCGTGGCAAAATTAATTAAGGACAACCCTCAAGTATTACCGAAATGGAAGATTAATGAGCCAAAAGATTACACGTGGTCGCAGAAAAAAGTCAACCGGAGTATTACGCAGGGTATAATACAGGGTGAAAGTCTTGATAAAATTGCAAAGAGACTTACAAACAAACTTGTGACAAACAATGAGAATAAAATGAAAACTTTCGCCCGGACTGCTATGACGGAAGCGCAAAATGCGGGTAGACTTGAATCAATGAAATCGGCAAAGGATCTTGGAATTGACTTGTATAAAGAATGGATGGCAACTCTTGACTCTCACACAAGGGATTCTCATGCGGCTATTGATGGTGAAAAAGTACCCATAGACAGTAAGTTTTCAAACGGTCTTAAGTACCCGGGTGATCCAGGTGGAGCACCTGCGGAAATTTACAACTGCCGATGTACAATGGTTTCAGACATTAGGAATTATCCGTCATATTACGAAAGATATGATAACATTAAAGGAAAACCAATCGCAGGAATGACTTATAAAGAATGGAAACGGGCAAAAACCATGGGAGGAAATTTAAATCGTAATAATTTAGTATATAATAGTACGTTTAAAGTAAAAACCGAAAACGGCACACATTGGATAAAATTGACTAAAGATTATAACCATAAATTTGTGGACCAAACAAGAGATGCAGATGTATTTACTTTAGACGACGATATACAGATTGTATACCCTTATGATTTAGACGAGTCTAAACAAACACTAAAATACGACGACATCATCAAACAAATGTATAAAATACCTCCCGATTTTAGAAGTGTTATGCAACAAGAAATTCAAGTGGTAGATTTTGAGAATCCAGATGATCCATATTGGAGAACAAAATATAAAAACTTTAGTAAATCCTATGCAACGGGTGGTGAAAAAATAGTATTTTATGCAAATACGGATCATGATATGAATTATGTTAAAGACGCTTTGTGTCATGAAGGAGGTCACTACTTAGACAGATATGTTGCATATGATAAAACCACAGGCACCAGATTTAGCGCATTAACAGAATGGGCGGATGCCACTGCGGCCGATCTTGCATTAATCGGGTTTGACTCAGTTACTCCATATGGTTCAAATGCCATGACAGAGGATTTCGCTGAAAGTTGTATGATGTTGTTTTCAAGGGATCCTAATTTAATGCAAAAGCAATTTCCTAATAGAACAAAAATTCTTAAAAGATTAGTTAAACAATACGGCAAACGTTAAAATAGAAAGGGGATTCAATGAGTTCTGGAATAGAAATTGTTGATGATAACTCTGACAAAGTTTTATCCGAAATGAAAAAAGCTACGGCGGGAGCACTTGAAATAATTGGGCTTAAAGCTGAAAAATACGCTAAAGCACTCTGTCCAGTAGGTACATCCGAAAGCACTGGTAAAAAGGGGTATCGAGGTGGTACCCTTCGAAATTCAATCACTCATTCCGTCAACGAAAAAGAAAGTACGGTTACAATTGGGTCAAACGTCGAGTATGCCCCTTATGTTGAACTTGGAACCGGTCCTTATTTTCAAGCTCCTCCTCAATGGGAGCAATTTGACGCTCCAAGGGGATCTGGTGTAGGTCATTCATATGTAAGACCAAGACCCTATCTTAAGCCTGCAATTGAAAATCACATATCTGAATATGAATCCATTATAAAAAACGAACTTAATGGATGATGTTGTATTATACAACAACGCAATACACATTACAACATCCGCAGTTTATATGATATATGTTGTGTTGTATTGCATCCCACTTTCTAGTGGGTGCAATGCAATACAACATTATCAAAACTTGACACGATATTGATTGTGTGGTATAATTGATATGGAACTAAAGAATCAGTTCCAATTCTCGTAGGTGGAAGAACACACCCAAAGTAAAGGAGATAATAAAATGGCATTAACAAGATCAATGTTAAAAGGTATGGGACTTACCGATGAACAGGTAGGGGCTATAATCGAAGAACACACATCCGTCACGTCCGCTTTAAAAGACCAGATCAGAGAGGTTAAGGATCAATTTGATGAATATAAAGAAAAGGCGGATAAGCTTTCTACTGTGGAAAAAGAACTCGAAGAACTCAAAAAAGACGTGAGCGATAACGACTGGAAAGGCAAGTATGATAGGGAGCACGAGGATTTTGAGAAGTACAAAAACGAAGTTCAGAGCAAAGAAGCAGAAACGAAGGTAAAAAACGCCTATAAAAAGCTCCTTGTTGAGTGTAAAGTTGGAGAAAAGCACATTGATTCGATAATTCGTGTTACCGACTTTAAGGACATCAAGTTGAATAGCGATGGATCTCTTGATAATGCTGACAAGTTAAAAGAGAGGATCAATGCTGATTGGGATGGATTTATCATGTCCGAGGACATTAAGGGAGCTGATATTGATAAACCCCCTGCAAGTAACGGTGGTTCAACTGACGGATCTTCAAGAGCGGCAGAGCTTGCCGCGAAGTATCATGATAACTTATACGGAAAAGGAAAGGAGAATTAATCATGTCGTTTATACACCATGACCAGAATTCAAAAGTATACGCTCCGGGTTATTTTCTCGCTCATGAAGAATGTGTGAGGGAAACAAGAGAATTTGCGCAGAATAGCGCTTTAGTTCAGACTACAACGGAGGGCGGCAAATATGTTCCAATGGGAACTGCATACCCTACTAACGATGGGAACGCAATCGGCATCGTGTATGAGGATGTTGATGTTACTACAGGCAATATGCCGGGTTCAGTTGTAACAAAGGGTGTTGTTTATGAGGACAGACTTGCGATCACAAGCGAGAGTTATGATTCAGTAACACCCGAAACAGGCGATAATCCTGCTGAAAAAGGTTGGTATGAGAGATCGGGTAGTGCAGGTGCTTACGTTTATACTCTTACAACTGATACTACAGTTGCAGATGGTAAGACTTACTACGCTAAGTCTGATGTGAGAATCGCAGGTGCCGCTAAGACAGCACTTACCGCACTCGGCTTCAAGTTTGTTAATGAACCCGCAGTTACAAGACCATAAAAGGAGGAAATAAACATGCCTAAATTTGAAAACAATATAATGGGATTTATCCCCGAGGAAGAATGGCTTAATATGGGATTTGAGGTTAACAGGCCGAATGACCCGATTGACGGCCTCTTTGGAGATGATAAGACAGATAACCTTGTTGCCGCTTGGAACTCAATTGCCGCAGAGTATCAGATCCCTGTAATGGCTCAGTTCCATGGTTTTGACACAGAAGCTAAGACAACCTTCAGAGTTCCTATCGATAGTCACAATATTGAGAAGGGCCTTATTAAGGTTAAGATTAATCAGTCTGAGAGAATGAGAGAACTTCTTCGTGCAGGCGTTAGAAATGACGAAATGTACGACTATGTTCTCAACGATGGTATCAGACTTGCAGACCAAGTTGTTACTCGTACAAAGGTAGCCAAGAATGAACTTATGGCTACAGGTAAGGTAACAATCAAGGAGAATAACCTTGATCTTACAGTAGATTATGGTGTATCCACCGCTCAGACGGCGTTCACGATCTCATTTGATGCAGGTGAGGACGTATTCGCCCAGATACAGGCCATTGTTGATGCTGCACTCGCTAAGGGTGTTACAATCACGGGCCTTTACACATCAAAGAAAAATCTGACAAAGATGCGTAAGCATACTTCGGTTCAGACCGCCATCAATGGTGTAAACGCCGTTGGAGCACTTGTTTCAGCGCAGGCTCTTGAAGCTTACCTTGAGACAGAGTTTGGTATTACACAGATTGTGACCAACGATCTCACTTATGGTGCAAGTTCAGTGATCGGTGCAGATGGCAGACCTGTGATCGCTCAGAAGAGATATTTCCCCGAGGATGTGTTCACATTCTTCGCTACAAACCCTGCAGGAAGAATGGGTATTGGTCTTTGGGGCAATCCTCCCGAGGTTGACGCAGGACAGTTCATGAAAGTTGGAACAAGCAGTGTGAACCCTTACGTTTACATTTCACAGTGGATGGAGAAGGATCCCGCAGTGCTTTGGACCAAGGCAAGTGGCCTGTTCATGCCTGTTCTTTACAATCCCAACTCACTGTGGATCGCTACTGATTCAAGCACAGGAGCATGATCATGAAGAAATTCAGAGTAATCAAATACTTTACGGACTTGCAGGATAATAGTTTTGCTTACCACGAGGGAGATCTCTTCCCTCGTGAGGGCCTTGAAGTCCTAGACAAGAGAATCAAGGAGCTGTCTACCTCTGCAAATCGTAGAAAACAACCACTGATCAAAGCAATTGAGGAACCTAAACCGGAGCTCTCAGAGGATCCCGTTGAGGGCATACCCGAGGAGACTGCGGAAGAGCCCAAGGAAGAGCCTCAAGAGGTCAAGGCGGATGAAAGCCCGTCCAAACCAACAAAGACCAAGAGAGGGGCAAAGAAAGCCTAAGGAGAAATATGATACAAGAGGTACTGGATTACATCCACAATTATTTTGTAAAAGAAATATATAGAGGAAGCTTTAAAATTGAATCTGGATCCCTTGTGGTTGACTTTCTTAAAGAAAACCAGTATTTCAAAATTATAGGCTCCGTTTTCAATGACGGAGTTCATATATATTCGGACACAGAAACTTTGGTTGATGAAACTTTCGGTGGGCAAATTTGGGCAATGGCAGTTCCGCCCGCTGTTATTAATGTTACCAAAGAGATTGAAGACTGGATAGACGCTAATAAAGAAATTATTGACAGTCCGTTTCAGTCTGAAAGTTTTGGTGGTTATTCATACACTAAAGCAACAGGAAGTGGAAAAAATGGATCCGCGCAGATTACATGGCAGGACAAATTTGGGTCCCAACTTAATGCGTATAGGAAAATATCATGAGTTTACTTGAAGAAGCAATGGAAAATTGTGTTATGATTGATAAAACCACTCAGCCTGATGGATATGGTGGCGTTATCACAACATGGACTGAGGGTGCTGAATTTATTGCCGCTATTGTGTTTGACACATCAATGGAGGCAAGGATTGGTGAACAACAGGGAGTTACCAACTTATACACTGTTACCACGAAAAAGAACATGAATCTTCAATACCATGATGTTTTTAAGAGGTTGTCTGATGATAAAATATTTAGGGTAACTTCTGATGGTGACGACAAAAGAACCCCAAATAGTGCAAGTCTTAACATGCGACAAGTTACTGCAGAAGAATTTATTTTATCATCATCGTAGGTATAGGTATGAACAAATCACAAGCGTTAAACAACTTTTGGAATAGTTTCGGAATTCCTGCATATGATGAAAATTCAGTGCAAGATAAAACACCTTTTCCGTATATTACGTATTCTGAAAGTCTTGATTCGTTTGAAAATGTGATTACTTTTACTGCAAGCATATGGGATAAGAACACTTCGTGGAAATTTGTGACGGATAAGCAGGAAGAAATTGCTAAACGACTTGGCGAGTACGGACATTGCATTATTAAACTTGATAACGGATATTTGTTTTTATGTAAAGGCACACCCTTTGCACAGAGAATGTCAGGTCTTGGTGATAATGTAAAGCGTATTTATCTAAATTTGATAGGCGAATTTTTTACAAAGTATTAAGGAGGATATAAAATGGGAAAGTTCACGGTAATACCCCAATCAACATTTGATGGATTGCAGGTAAACGCGGGTGTACTCCTTTGGAATTTTAATCCCGATAATCCGGTTGCTCCAAAGGACGAAGACATAATTTGTGCTACTTCGGGAGGAGTTAACGCAAGTTGTGTTCCTACATTCAGTGACTATGGGGAGGGCATTGACAATGTACCCATCAATATGATGGAGCTTAAGCGGCTTGACAGTTGGGAGTGTAAATTTTCAACAACGTGTTTGGGTACTACACCTGAATTGATCAAACTAACACTTGGGGCGGCGGATATAAATGGAGTTACAAAGATTGTTCCGCGCAGAGATCTTCAGTTAAGAGATTTTACTGATATATGGTGGGTTGGTGATAAAGCCAATGGTGGGCTTGTTGCGATTCAACTCAAGAACGCCTTGTCAACGGGTGGATTTACTTTACAGAGTACAAAGAATGGTAAAGGAAACATTACACTTGAGATTACGGGTCATGTGTCGATTGATGCGCAGGATGTAGTACCCATGGTGTTTTATAGTATGGATACTGATTCTTTCGATGATGTGACTGTATCTCCTGAGGATGGATCTGAGACACTTTTTGGTGAACTTGTAAGTAATATGCAAACAGATGTTGTTGTATCAAATAACAGTATAACAGGTACACTTCACTTTATTGAGGGTGGTCTGGCAGAAACTGGACCTCTTGCGGGTGACGGTCATTTCCTTGCTCTCAAGTTTACAAATCTGGATCCTGACGCAACATCCGTTAAGGTTGGTTTGGATCCGTCACAGGGTACGGGACTTGTTGATATTATCACTGATCCTGACAAGAACGGAGTGTTTAAGATTACAAACAAGAGCATACAGAAGTTTATGGTGGTTTCGTCTGACGGTACCAGTTCACATACGCAGGCATTTGATCTTTCGGGATTAACACTTGAAACGGTTTAACACCGGGTAAGGAGTGAGGATGAAAAATTTAGCAACATGTAAGCCAACTGAATTTGTAGCGCAAACTGCAAAAATCAGAGAGGCAGTTTCAAATTGGGTTGATGTGGTGGATCTCATTAATATTAAAAACACTCAACCTGATTACATAAAGTTATCAGAAAACGCAACGCAGGAAGAAAAAGCAGAGGTGATTTTATATAACGCAGAATTGAAGAGGCAACAGGCACTCGATAATTTTAATCAAGTGCTTGATAACGCACTTTCTAAACATCCCGAAGAAACATTAAATGTCCTTGCTCTTTGTTGTTTTGTTGACCCAAAGAATGTTGATGATTACACGATGGATCAGTATCTTGAATGTATTCTTGATATGATTCAGAGTAAAAGTGTAATAAGTTTTTTCTCATTGTTGGCACGATTGGACCAGAAGAGTATCTAGATAGTTTGGAGTCCTTAAATTTCAATCTCCTCCATTTAATGGGAATAGGATATGTAATTGATCATTGCGTATCTTATTCCCAAGACAAGAGAGATCGAAAAATCCTTGAGTTATATATAACAGACGCATTAAAAATAATCACAGAAAATACCGCTAAATCCGTAGAAGGAACGTATTTAACAGTTAGGTATTCGGACATTGTAAACCCTACAAAGGACCCCACGCAAGAAGAAATAATTGACGGTATTCGTGCCAAATTAGGTAAATGCTGATGGATGTATTTAGTCTTAAAGCCACACTTGGTCTTGATACAAGTAAATATGAAAGTGGATTAAACCGCGCAAAAAGCCTTGCAAGTTCCATAGGTAGTGGATTAAAAACAGCCGCTACTATTGGAGCGGCGACTATCGGGGCGGCGACAGCAGCAGTTGGCGCGTTCGGTGGTGTGGCTGTTAAGAGTTATGCCGAATATGAACAACTTGTTGGTGGTGTTGATAAATTATATGGCGATGCATCGAGGAAACTACAACAGTATGCAGATCAAGCGTATAAGACATCAGGAATGTCTGCCAACAAGTATATGGAGACTGCAACGAGTTTCAGCGCGGCCCTGATCAAATCCCTTGGAAATGATTATGACAAGGCGGCTGACATGACGGATGTTGCCATGCAGGCAATATCTGATAATGTCAACGTGTTTGGTTCTGACATGGCATCCGTACAGAATGCGTTTCAAGGTTTCGCGAAGCAAAATTATACCATGCTCGATAACCTGAAGTTGGGATATGGAGGAACCAAGGAACAGATGGAGCAACTCATTGCGGATGCAAATGAGTGGGCGGCCACCAATGGTAAAGCGGCTGATTTATCAATAAACAGTTTTGCAGATGTAGTGACTGCTATTGATTATATACAACAGAAACAAGGCATTGCGGGTACAACGACAATGGAGGCCATGAAAACGCTCGAAGGTAGTGCCATCGCCACTAAAGCCGCTTGGCAAAACGTTATTACTGCCATTGGTAGAGGGGAAGGCTTATCTGAGGCGTTCGATGGCCTTGTTAAATCCATCTTTGGAGAGAAAGATGGTGAAGGCCTGTTAAATCAGATTATACCAAGAATCCAAGGTGTTATGGAGGGAATAGGTGAGTTTGTAACAACTGCCGCTCCTTATATAACAGAAAAACTACCTGAGTTAGTTTCAGCGGTATTACCGGAGGCCTTAGAGTCTGCTGTTACATTATTGGGCGCAATTGGGCAGGGAATAATTGACAATGCGCCTGTGTTATTTAACACACTTTTGCAGATAGGTGGTCAACTTGGGTCTACTGTTTTACAGATGATGGAGACTGCAGCTCAAAGTATAAGTCAGTTTAACTGGGCAGGAACAGCACAAAAGATAGCGGATTTTCTTAAAGAGGCATTGACTGGAAATGGAATAACACGCTTTATAGACGCGGCTTTTGAGATTATATCAGGGTTTGCTACTGGATTGGGTGAGGCATTGCCTGAACTGGCCCCTGTGGCAGTCGAGATAGTTATATCTCTTGTAGAAAATCTATTGAATAATGTGGATAAGTTGACAACCGGAGCGGTTGATTTAATGGTAGGTTTGGCTACTGGCTTGACGGACGCTTTGCCCATATTGATAGAAAAAGCACCTGTTATTATTGAAAAACTCGTTGAGGCTTTGATTATAGCTGTACCGAAGCTGTATGTGGCAAGTACCGAAATAATGATAAAATTGATCGAGGGTATCATTAAGAATTTGCCGAAAATGCTTGATGCAGGAATGAAAATAGTCACATCCCTTTATACTGGCATGGTAAACTTCCTCGGCAGGATGACTGATGCAGGCAGACAAATTATGAATACATTGGGTAATACCATAAAAGGTTTTAATGTGATACAATGGGGAAAAGATATGCTTGATAGTTTCATTCAAGGCATTAAAGACAGAATGGGTAGGCTTGGTGAAGCCGTAAGAGGCATTGGTAAGACTATCAAGGATAACATAGGCTTTTCTGAACCCAAAGAGGGTCCGCTTGCAAACTTCCATACTTTTGCACCCGATATGATGGAGTTATTCGCAAAGGGCATAGCGGATAATGAGGATATGCTCAGGACGCAGATACAGAAGAGTTTTGACTTCGGAAGTATTGTTGCACCAAGTAATATGGAAGGAACAGGCGGTACAGTAGGAAACATTTATATCACAGTCAACGGTGCAGAGGGCCAGAGCGAGGAGCGGCTTGCGGAAATAGTAAGTAACAGATTACTGCACGAGCTGAACATGAAAAAGGCGGTGACACCGACTTATGCGTAATAAGATTTATTTCAATCATAAGGATTTGTCGGATTTTGGTGTGTTTATTGCTAATGCAGGGGTTTATAACTCCCCCGCAAGAGGATACGACAAGGTATCAGTGCCGGGGCGCAATGGTGATGTCATTTTTGAAAAGGAGCGGTTTGAAAATATCGAACACACTTATCCTGCTGTGATTTATAAGGATTTCGACGTTACTTTTGATGCACTTAAGGCTTATCTGCTGTCGTGTGAGGGCTATGCGGAATTGCAAGACAGTTTTCATCCCGAGGAATACTATGTTGCGACCTTTGTAGGGATAGACAACATAAAGGTTCCCAGAGATCACAGCATAGGCAGTTTTGAGCTGACCTTTGACAGAAAACCGCAGAAATTTTTAGTCGAGGGAAAACAGACACAGACATTTAATGCTTTTCCCGTGACAATGCTTAATCCGACACCGTTTTATGCTTATCCGCTGATAAGGCTTTACGGGTCGGGAACGCTGACTATGGGTGATGTGGAACTTGTGCTTTCGACATCAGCAAGCTATGTGGATATAGATTGTGACTTGCAGGAAGCATTGCAGGCGGGTGAAAATCTGAACATAACTCTTACTGATGGAAAATTCCCGAGGCTTGCAAAGGGATTGAACACAATAAACTGGACAGGCTCAAAGATAGAGATAACTCCGAGGTGGTATACCATATGATACCTATTTTATTTTCAAGTGATACAACCGATTTCAGCACGAATGGCATAGGCAGACTTGAATGCCTTGCTTGCAGGGTGACGGAGGAAAGGAACGGCATTTACGAGCTTGAAGCAACCGTACCCGTGGGAGGCAAGCACGCCTCTGATGTGGCTATGGACACGATAATCGGCGCAATTCCCTACGATGGGGGGAGCATTCAGGGATTTAGGGTTTATGAGATTACAAAGCCCTTAAATGGCAAATTCGAGGTCTACGCAAGGCATATAAGCTATCAGTTACTTAATATCCCTGCCATGCCGTTTTCGGTGGACAGAGATCCTACTGCCTGTGCAACTACTCTTGCAAGGCTAAAGCAGAATGCTGTAGAAGATTGCCCGTTCACTTTTTGGACAGATGTGACCACAGGGGCGGCGTATAGCCAGACCATACCTGCGGCAATAAGGACAAGGCTTTTAGGGGTTGAGGGTTCAGTGCTTGACCAATTCGGCGGCGAGTATGAGTGGGATAACTGGACCGTAAAACTTCACAAGCAGAGAGGCAGGCTTGCGCTTAATACCGGAATTACATTGAGATATGGCAAGAATATAACCGACATCAACCAAGAAGAGAATATATCAAATGTCATAACTGGCGTTGTGCCTTATTGGGCTGATACAGAGGGACACATAGTAACCCTGACCGAGAAGGCTGTCTATTCGCAATATGCAGACAGATACCCGTTTAAGAGGACAGAGGTTCTTGATTTATCTTCCAAGTGGGAAGATGCACCGACCGAAGAAGCCTTAAGGACAGCGGCACAGGCATTTATCAATTCATCAGAGTTGGGATTGCCGAAAGTCAGCATTGAGGTGTCGTTTGTACCTCTTTGGCAGTCTGAGGAATACAAAGACCTTTTACCTTTGCAGAGGGTACAGTTGTGTGACGAGATCAATGTGGAGTTTGAGAAATACGGGATAACCCGAACGGCAAAGATAGTAAAAACCGTCTATGATGTCCTTAAGGAAAGGTACGACAGTATAGAAGTCGGCTCTATGAGATCATCCTTTTCATCGACCATAAATGACCAAAACGCACAAACTATGCAGGCGATTGCGGATAACGTAATCTCGGCAAAGAAAGCCATTGACAATGCTACTAAATGGTTGACTTCAGCAGGTGGGTGGGTTATCGCTATCAAGAATACTGACGGTACTTGGAAAGAGTTGGTATTCTCGGATAATGTTAACCCGTATGACTCAAATGCGCATATCTTAAGGATAAACAATAACGGAATAGGCTTTTCTACTGGTGGCATGGACGGTCAGTACAGAAATGCGTGGACGATAGACGGAAACTTGGTAGCTGATTTCATAACGACCGGAACTATGAAAGCAGAGAGGATAAAGGGTGGCACGCTAACATTAGGCGGCGATAATAACGTCAATGGATTATTGAAAATACTCAATGCTTCAGGCGTTGAAGTGGGGAAATGGGACAAGGACGGAATATCCGTATCTGGTGGAGCAATAAGCGGTACGACAATAAAGGGTTCAACTATTGAGTTTGGTACGACTACGGAAAATGCCAAAATGTTTTGGGAAACTATTGTCGGGGGTTTTGGCAGATTTGTTATTCAAGGAACACAAAATAGTGTAGTCAGCATTAACGGCGGTGAAGGTTTGGTTGTTGAAGGAGCTATAACAGCAACGGATAAACTCAAAGCAGGGGCTTATACCGCAGTTACTGATGTGCTTGACACAAATGTTAATATCGGAACTTACGAATCGGGTGGTAATAAATATTTAGGAGTTTATCACGGAACTACTGTGTATGGTTCAGTTAAATTATCATAAAGGAGTTGGAGAATGCGTAATCAAACAATTAATCTCAATTTAATACCGCAGGGGATAATGCCCGTGGTTCATCTTTCACAGTATGACCAAGAGGCTGACGGTTCGCTTATCTTTAATATTTACAACGGTGTCATTCCCTGCGATCTTACAGGGTGCGTGGCGCATATTCAAGGAGCAAAACCCGATGAAACGCTCTTTGATTATGAGTGTACGGTTCACGATACCTATATCACTTGCGCAACCGAATATCAAATGACCGTTGTTGCAGGAAATTATGAGGCAGAGTTGAGGATATCCAAGAATGACGAAAGTGTGGGTACTATCAACTTTATGTTTGCAATAGAGGATGCCGCAAGCTCGGGCGGCGATATCTCAAAGTCTGATTTACCGGGGATAATGGACATAATCAACACGGCTAAAACGCAGGCGGTAAATGCGGCGCAAGTTTCACTTGACAGCTCCGAGGGTGCGAGCGAATCAGCACAGGCGGCGGCTGAGAGTGAAGCAAATGCAAAGAACTATGCAGAAGCCGTTGCAGGAGAGGCTACTAATGCCGAAGCGTGGGCGAGAGGAACAAGGAATGGTGAGCCCATTCCCGATACTGATGAAGCCTATGAGAACAACTCAAAGTGGTATGCAGAGCACATCGGGGATGAGGTAGAGGATGCCGAGGCTTGGGCTAAAGGCACTCGTAATGGTGAGCCTGTTCCCAATACTGATGAAACCTATCATAATAACGCAAAGTATTATAGCGAAGCCGTACAGGGTGAAAACGAGGATGCTGAGGCTTGGGCGAAAGGTACTCGTGGTGGTGTGCCTGTAGATAGCGACGATCCGACTTATCATAATAATTCAAAGTATTGGAGTGAACAGTCAGGCACTTCAAGGCTTGTGTCTATGGAAGATATCAACATTACAAATCCTGCTGATGGGGATTTTCTGAAATATGATGAAACAGAGAAAAAGTGGGTAAATGATAAGGTAGACCTTGAAAAATTAAGTGATGTAGATATTACTAATGTACAGAACGGCGAAGCTCTTGTCTATGATATAGAATTAGGAAAATGGGTCAATAAGATAGCAACTCAGCATATTGTTTCTGTACCGTCTGTTACAGGGTTATCGTTTACTTATGATGGAACAGAAAAGGGTCCGACTATCACCGGTTTACCCTCCGACTGGAATAAATACGTTATTATGACGGGTAATAAGGGTATCAATGCAGGCTCTTATGAGTTGAGATTTTCGCTTAAGAATACTTCCATTTATGTGTGGGGTGACGGAACCACACAGGATATTGTGTATTCGTGGGAGATAGCAAAGATCACTTTAACAATCCCATCAGTATCGGCAAGCCTGACTTATAACGGCTCTCCTCAGTCACCCATAATTACGGACTTTGATAGTAATACTATGACAAAAAGAGGTGATGTTGAAACCAATGCAGGAAGTCATAATGTTACATTTTCAATCATTGACCCTGATAATTATGAGTGGAGCGACCACACGACAGAGGATAAGTTAAAGCCGTGGAGCATAGCGAAAGCCGCAGGGTCTATCACTTTGTCGGCAAGCAGTATTTCTCTTGACTCTGACCATACATCAAGGACTGTAATGGCAAACGGAGCCACGGGAACTATAACCGTTTCATCATCCGACAGTACAGTAGCAACAGGAAGTGTATCGGGAAACACTATTACTATATCATCACCAAGCAATAAGAGCGGAAATGCGACCATTACTGTAAACGTGGCGGCATCTACTAATTATTTGGCTACGAGCAAGACCATTGCGGTAGAGGCAAGTTTTTTAGTATTTGTTACATGGGCTAATGGAACAGATAAACAGCTCGCCACTA